GCTGTGGCCGCCGCTGTCGCCGCGATCCGCGCGCGCCGCGCAAAGGCGGCCATGCGCGCATTGGCCTGGTCCATCTCTCGGCTGAGACGGCCAAAGCCGCGCAAGCCGGCCTCACCGACACCTTCCAACTCGGCGCGCACCTGGCGCCCGCCAGTCGCGGAAAGCCGGACGCTGACACGTTTCTCTGCCATCTCACCATTTCCTTGGTGGGTCACACCTCGTTCCGGATGGAAACGAGGTCAGGCCTGATCCGGCCTGCAGGGTTTCGTTGATCTTGCGCACCATCACCGCCTCGATCGACGGTAAGAGTTCCGCCAGGATGAGGGGCGAAAGCCCGAGGGCCGCGCCGAGTTGCAGGGCAGCGCCCATATCCCAGCCGAGAACAGCGCCGCCGCTCATGCCGCCGGCAACGCGCACCTGTCCGCCAAGCCGCTGCACCAGATCCCAAACCTGCCAGCCTTCAACCGTCAGCGGTTTAAGCAGCCTACGCGGACATTCCACGCACGCAGACAAACATGCCGCGCAATACTCACCGCCCCCGCCGAACTCCCAATCGGCGAGAGCGGTTAGGCGTTTTTTTCCGCGTCCAGAATGAGCGCGCCTGCGATGTATTTGGTCTGGAAGGCCTCGAAGATCGGCCAAAGCTCCAGCAGGGCATCGATGCCCTCGGGCGTCAGAGGCATCGGCTTGCCATCTTCGCCGGCAACGCCGTCCCAATCCTTGACGACGATGCGCGCCACAGCCTTGGCGACGATGCGCGCGAGATCGTCGTTAGAGGCTTTGTCCTCAACCTCCGCCGCTGCGGCAACAATCGCCGGATCACCGCGTGCCGCGAGCATGATGGCGGTGGTTAGGGGCTCCACCAGCAGGCGGACGCCGTGGCCAAGATCAAGCCAGCGTGGTTCGTTCGATAGGTTCAGGCGCAGCATGGTCAGTAAACCTCGCGGTCATTGGTCAGCGTGACAGTGCACATCCGGCCCAATACCGGGTCGCTTGCAGCCTGCCAGTCGAAGGTTGCCTGCACGCCTTGCGGGCCAGAGATCTCGATCCGGGGGCGTGGCAGATAAGCAGCATGCGCAGTGACGGTCAGGTTTTCGCCCGTTGGCAGTGTGTAGGAGAACTCCAACTCGCAGGCCTCGCCATTGATTGCTTGCGTCACCAGTGTCTGGTCCGCAAATCGGACCACGACATTGCCGGTGAGCGCCGCGATAGACGGGTCTGCTCCGTCGATCTTGCCGTCGGCCCGGATCGTCTCAATACGGTCGAGATTGTTGGCATAGGTAAGGTCGGCAGAGACAACGTTACCGATGTTGGCGCCGTTCCGCGTGATCGACCCGTTGAAATGCCCGAAGCGTTTCAGTGCGATGGTAGCAGGCGTGCCTGCCGCGCTGGTCGCGGCAATGGCCTCGCCCTGTGCCACGATGCTGGCCGTTGCTGTCAACAGCCCGGAGCGCGCCATCTGCCAGTTCAGGCTATCGACCATGCAGCCGGAATACATGGCATAGCGCGGTACTTCGGGCATGCCGGTTTCGACCGAGAACGACGGCAGCGCCCAGTTTCCGGACCGGAACTCGTGCGTGTAGGGCGCTTCCGCGCCGGTGGTCGTGGGCGCTCCAAATCCCGCCTTCAGCCAGAAGCCAAAGGCCTCGGCGTCAATCGGGATGACCACATCGCCATCCGCCGTCACCGCATCCTTGATCGGCGCCTGCGGATCGCGGCCGTAACCCAGCAGTTCCGAGGTCTGCAGCGGTTGCTCGGCTCCCAGCGTCGTGCTGGCGAAAGGCATCTTTGTGAAGCCGCTCAAAGGCGGCGTGCCATAGGTCGTTTCGAACGCCAGCGCCATTTGCGCCCGCGCCCCTTGGGCTCGTGCCATGGTGTTCTCCTCGGGTTGTCGGGGTCAGGCCAACGGGTCGGCCGTGGAATAATGCAGCACCACCGGGATCACGGCGGCTTTCAGGCTGGCAGCGCCCTCGACAGGAAGATCGACAGGCTGCGGGGCTTCAGCTTCGATCCAATCGCAGAGGCCGCCTAGCGTGCGGTCGGCGGCGAGCGCCGTGCCTATGCTGGCGGACAGCGTGTCGAAGACGGCGTCACGGGCGGCGCCTTGGACCACCGCCTCGACCTCGGCGCGGTGCTGGTAGTGGTAGCGCAGGGGTGACAGCGTCACCTCGGGCTCGCCAGGCTCGCCGTCGCGCAGGATCAGGAGGCCAGCAGCGGGCACACGCTCGGGCAGCACGTCACCGCGCAGGGCTGTTGCGGGCAGCGCCGAGAGCCGCGTGTGCAACGCGGCGAGGATGGTTTCGCGAAAGGTGGGCATGGGTGTTTGCTATCGTGCAGGTGCGGAGAAGGTCCATTTCGAAACCAAGCTCTGGATGCTGCGCCCTGCGCGAATGTCAGCTGACGACTGATGTCGACAAAAACAGCGACATTGGCAAAATCAGGCAGGCATTCCATCTGCTTTCGGGAGATTGGGGTCCATCTTATCCCACGGCTGTGCGCTGTTAACGTAAATGTCACGACTTGGCGCGTACCAGCTCGGATCATCCAGGCTCCCTGCGAACAGGATCATAGCCCCCTCACTTGCCTTGTTGATCAGGAACAGCGGTGACCCACAGTCAGAACAAAAGCCGCGAAGCATCGCATGGCCGCGATCTGCTCGGCGCTCGAACCACTTTGGGTCCCCTTTTTCGAGCTTGAAATCTGCCTGTTTCACCAGGACAGCCGGAAAATATGCACTTCCAGTAGCCTGCTGGCAATCACGGCAATGGCAATTCCCCATGTATCGGGCAATACCTTCGGACCTGTATCGGATTGCTCCGCACGCGCAGCCACCGGTGAACTGTTCTGGCAACACAAGTATTCCTCCCTCGTGTATCTTAGGAAGGAGAACCAATTTCGCAACACCATTAAGGTCCTGCGAGGCTGTGTTGGGAGAGCGCTCCTTGGACCATTGGGAGCCAAGGGCAGGTTTGTCCGCATAGCCGATGTCACAACCTTCCCCCCAGCCAGTCCGCCACGATCAGCCCCGGCAAGCTGTCATGCGCGCGCTCTGCGTCGCGCGCCAAATCGAGCCGTTTCGCCAGCTTCACCTGCGGCACCAGAAGGAAGATCGGCACCGTGGCCCGTCCGCGCCCGGTCTTCGAGCGCGATACCACGCCGAGCCCGCGGTTGTTCAACCGCCCATCGGCGACGAGCAGGCTTGTCCCCCGGTGTCGATACACAAACCGCAACCTCAGACCACGTCGCCGTTCCCATTCGCCTGGGGTGATCCTGCCACCGCGCAGGCCACGACCGGCAGCAGGCGTGGGGATCGCTAGCCAGAACCCATCCTTGGACCGGATCAATAGTCCAGTGTCATGAGCGCCAACAATGACCGGCGCCTTCGACCAAACAAGCGCTGCTGCTTTCAGGCTTTCGCCAGATTTGGGATAGGTCTGGCTCCGGATCGAGTTCGCAAGCCGTCTCCCCAGACCCGCATGCGTGATCTGCCCGCGCCAAGCGGACTTCAGATCCGTGCCAGCTTCGCGCATCGCGGCGCTGACGGCCTTTTCGCCCGCCTTGATCTCGGCTGCCATCACGGCAACGAGGTCCGGTGTGATGTCGAGGCCAAGCTTCATGCAGGGGTCAGCTCAATCGTCCAGATCAGCCGCTCACGGTCACGCTGCGGTTCGCCCTGGATCAGGAAGGTTTCCTCGCCGATCAGGATCTGCTCCTGCGGTCGAGGGTCAGGAATGTCCACTACCCGGACGTCGATCCGGGTGGTGTCAGACATGAGCCGCGCCGCCCCGAATTCTGTGATCTCATCAGGACGGCGCAGAATACCGCGCGCTCGGGTGAACTGCCCCTCGCTGTCCCTATGCCAGATATCAACCGAGAGGTTGGCATCGAGGAACAGAACCCCGAGCGCATCAGTGAAGGTACTCATCAGGTCCGCTTGGCCGAGCGCAGCACCTGCGGGCGGGTGCAGATCGGCAGCGGGTTGCTTTCGATCTCGAGGCGCACCCATTCGTCACGGTCACGATCCGGGATCATCCGCGCATAGAGCGGCAGGCCGAGAGTGTTCACCGTCTCGAACGTGTCGGCCGGGGCGTAGTAGATCTCGAAGAGCCCCTCGACCCCCTCGGGATAGAAATACGCCTTGTCAGTCGGCACGCCGAAGCCAAGCCCGCCCCGATAGCGACGGAAGGTGATGCCGCCAAAGCTGACCTCTTCCCCCACGCGGCCGCGCAGATCTGCCGCGGCAGCGGTGTTGAGATAGGTCTCGCGCACCTCCTTGTGGGCAACCAGATCGGCGAAGAAGGCCGAGCCGCACTCGGCGCGCAGTTGCACCTGTCCGGCAGCGAGTCCGCCCAAGCTGTCCTCGACGCTTTCGATCATCGCCTGGCAGCGTTTACGCAGGGCGCCCGAGGCCGGGGTTGCATTGTCGAGATCGAAATCCACCTCCGTGGCCGGCGTGATGCCGAACTCGGTGTAGTAGTTGATCACCGTGGCCCCGTCCTTGGGGTCCTTCACCACGCCTTGGATGCCGTTGAAGAGATGAAACTCGAAGGTGGCTTCCGCGTCGTTGCGCAGGCGACCCATCTTGCGGGCTACTTCGGTTTGCACCTGCTGGGTCGCAGTCTCGGAACCGAAGTCGCGGATCGCCTGGATTTCGGATGCCCAAAGCACGTCCTGCTTCTTGAACTGACGGCAGACGAAGGCGCGCATGTCGCGCCGTTCCGGCACCTGCTGTTCATAGGCCGAACCGCGTTCCGAGAACGGGATCAGCGATAGCGTGCCATCGCGGCTTTCGATCATGACGGTGCGTTGGCGCACACCGCGCGATCCGAACAGGCCCGCACCCGACAGGATCGCCGGTTTGAAGGGGATGTTTTCCAGAGCCCGGGTGAGCTCGATGATGCTGAAGGCGTCGCCCTCGAAGATGTCCATGGTTGCCATGGGGATGTCCTTTCTCTCTCAGGCTCAGCGCAGGATGATGCCGATTGTGGCAAGCGCCGTGGTGGCCGCGGTGATCTGCGCCTCGGTCGCGCCCTCGGGCCAGACGATCTCGTGGCGATTGACGATGGCGGGGCCGCGCAGGAGCACGACGCCAGGCGCATCGGCGGCTGACGCGTCAACGCCCGCCCAGAGAATACCGGCGGCATTCTGACTGCCGTTCGTCGCGGCCGGTGCGAGCCCGGTGTATTTACCGCCCGTGGTGATCTTGCCAAGCACGGTGCCGGGCTCGAGCTGTCCAGCACCGGAGGCGATGGTGACGGTTTCGCGGGTGTAATCGCGCAGGACTTCCCAGACGAGGAAGCCGCCCGCGTGTTTGCCTTCACTGAGCGTGGTCATGGACGCTTATCCTTTCGTCTTGAAGGTGCGGGCGATGACCTCGCCCCAGGGATTTGTGGTAGCCGCGCGCCCGGGTTGGGCATGGGCGGCGGTGATGTCGGGGATGGCGTCGACCTTTGCCGCCAGCAGCCGGTTGCGGACCTCGTCCAGGCTGGCATCCTCTTCGAGGAATCGCCCAGCCATCTGCGGCTGGCCTGCAAGGCGACAGAGATCGATCACGGCACGTGCATGGGCGATGGCCTCTGCGCGGATCCCGACGGCATCCGAGGTCATTGGATTATCGTCGCCCGAACGCGGTTCTTCAGGTTCAACCTTTGCGAGGTCAGATTGGGTGTTGGCGTCTGCGACACCCTCGGTCTGCGGCTCCGTAGCCGCAGGCTCTTCTGCTTCACTTGCCGCGTCCACCACTTCCGGCGGAGCGTTGCGAAACCGGGCAACATCGAAGGACGCGGCGAGTTTCACAGGCTCCGCGATGCGGTCGATGAAGCCGAACTCCAGCGCATCCTTGGCATCAAGCCAGGTCTCTGCCGCCATCAGGGCGGCGATTTCGTCGTCAGACTTGCCCGATTTCGCGGCATAGCCTTGGATCAGGCTGCCCTTCACCTTGTCGAGCGCCTCGGCCGTTGACCGCATATCCTCGGCCGTGCCCATGACCAGCCCCGAGGGGTCATGGATCATCAGGAAGGCGTTTTCAGGCATTACGATGGTGTCGCCGGCCATGGCGATGTAGCTCGCCGCTGAGGCCGCGATGCCATCAATCCAGACGGTGATGTCGCCCGCATGGCGCTTCAGCGCGTTGTAAATGGCGACTGCATCAAAGACCGAGCCGCCGGGGCTGTTGAGGCGCAGATCAATCGCCGCATCGTCGGGCAGCGCGCCCAGTTCCGCGAGGAACCCCTTGGCGCTGACACCATAGGCGCCGATTTCGTCATAGATCAGCACTTCCGTGCCCGACGCACGGGCACGGATCGTATACCAGGATTTCATGGGATTACTCCTGTTGTAGGTCGGCGCCCGGGTTACTGTCGGACGGTCCGTCACTAGAATTCGGGTTGGGCTCTTGGACGGGCGTTGCCCTTGCCCCCTGCGTTTCACCGGGGCTAGCGCGATAGGTCAGGCCCAAGTCTGCTGCGCGTTTCGCGTCCGAGGCGTTCTCGCGGTCGACCTCTTCGATGTCGTAGCCCGTGCCCTCGACCACCTTGCGCCGCGAGGTGAGCCCGGCCTCCATTGCGAGGACCTGCGCTTGTATGTCCTTCAACGGATCCACCCAATCCCACCGGGGCGGGATCCATTGCACCGGCCGAGCCGTGACAGGATCTGCATCCAGCGCGCCCGAAAGCACGGCCGTTTCCAGCCAGCGCCGCCAAATGGGGCGGCAAAGCTGGTGTGCCATGACCCCGTGCTGCAACTGCCCGATGCGGCGGCGGAACTCGACAAGTTCGGCCCGCAGGCTCGAATAGTTCGCCTGCCGAACGTCGCCGGTTACGAGGTGATATGGCAGCCCCAACGAGGCTGAGACCGCCAGCAGCGTGCGGTATTGAAACGCCTCATAGCCGCCGCCGACATCGGCCGGGCTCGAGAACTTCACATCCTCGCCGGGCAGCAGCACCTGCATGGTGCCGGGCTCGAGGCTCGCAATGGCAGCCCCGTCGAGATCGGCAGCCCCTTCGCCCATCATAGGGTCTTCCGGCGCGGTTTTGGTGATGAAGCCCGCAAACATCGCCGCAGTCTTTTTGCGGTCGAGTTCCGCGTCGTCATATTGGTCAAGCAGGAAGAGCCGCACCATCGCTGGCGCCACTTGTGGCAGGCCCCGGATCTGACCCGCATCAATCGGCCGGTAGATGTGCAAGACTTCCTCGGCCGGCACGCGAACCGTGTCGGGAACGGCCACGCTCTGATCGGTACTGTCGCCCGGATGGCGGCGGCGGAAGTGATAAGCCACTCGCCGGCCGATCAGGTCGAACTCGATCCCGCAGCGGATGCGGTTCCCGTTTGGGTCCGTCTCGGTTTTCTCAAAGGGCAGCATCTCGGATTGCAGAAGCTGCAATTGAAGTGGCACAAGAAGCCCGTCCTCAGCGCGACGCGGACGCAAGCGCACGAAACACTCACCGGCAACAAACATCTCGCGTGCGACCATGGCCTGCAGGCCGTAGAAATCGGTCAACCCATCGGCATCCGCCTCGTCCGTCCAGGCGAGCCAGAGCTTCTGGACCTGGTCACGCAGCTCCGCATCCGTGATAAGCGAGGACGGCTTGATGCCGTCGCCGACCAGGTTGGCCGCAAAAGCCTCGCAGGCGTTCGCTGCGTAGCCGTTGGTCACAACTAGTTCGCGCGATCGCGCCAGCAGTCTGGGTCCGCCATAAGCGACCAGCGCATTGATGTTTTCGAGCGGCGGGTTCCAGCCGCGCAAGCGGCGCTTGGCCATGGCCCCTTCGAGACGCGCGCGCATGGCTTCAGGGCCGCCCGGCTTGGGGCGGCGGAAGAGGTCAAAGAGTGCCATCTGATCAGAGACCTTTGGCCGTTGTTATGCGGACGTGCCGGACCATGCGGCGGCCCTCGGCAGAAGCGATCTCGCGGTCGAGAGCCCCGATGGCGCGGTCGATCTCGGCAACACTGCGATAGTCGACCGTTTTGCCGTCATAGCTGACGCGGGCCACGCCCGAGGCGCGCTGCGAAGTAAGAGCCTCCCGGCGGAGTTTCAGTGTCGCCAGATCCGCCATGCCCAAACTCATCCCATGTATGTTGACCGCGCAACGCGGCGCACCTGTGCCTTGCGTACAGATTGCGGGCCTGTGGCAGAGGCCGTGCCCTTGCCATCGGTGACCGCAAACTGCGCCGCGAGTTCTTCCCACCTCGCGTCTGACCAGCGATCGGCTCCGAGGATCCAAGCAGCAGCGCGCGCATAAACCCGGCAATCGAGTGCTTCGTTGCGTTCCCTCAGCTTTTGCCATTCGAGTTTCGCGAAGCCGCGCTTGTTCTTGACCGTGACCAGCTGCTCGGCCGTCAGTTGCTTCAGCCATTCCGCATCGACCCAGCCCGGCAGATGAAGAAAGCCGGGAGGAAACCGCTCCCCATCCGCCGGGCTGGTGACCTCCGGCGGATCAAGCCGCAGGAAGCGGTAGGTCTCGGCCTTGAAGGTCGAGGTGGCGATGGTCCAGAGCCGTGCCCCGCGGCGCAGACGTTTGCCCGCGATCGTCGCATCGACAAACGTGGGCCCCGTCACAGGGCTTGCCCGATTGAAGCCCTCAAGGCCCTTGATCGGGGCCACCTGTCCAAAGCCCACCTGCCGGGCCCAAGCGTAGACGGCCGCCGTTTCATAGCCCGTGTCGATCGCGAGCCGCGCGATTGTCATCGGCGTGCCACTAGCGTGAACCCAAGTTCGGCCGAGTAGGTCAGTCAGTTTCTGCCAGCACGCCTGCTCGCCCGGGCCGCCGTCTATCACGATGTGATCAATGAGCCAGCTTTGTAGCCCCTTACCCCATGCCCAGACATCAACCTCAATCCGGTCCTTCTGGACGTCGACCCCAGCAGTCAGGAACAACCCGCCGGCCGGCACCGTGCCTGCGCGCCAATCCTCCTTCAGCCCCTGGAGACGCTGCCAGTCCGGGGCCTCGCCGCTTTCCATCCAGGTCTCGCCAAGCGAGGTGTTGACGAAGGTCTTCATCGTCTCGTCCCCACCGGCGCGCGCCGACAGAAACGCCTTGGCCATGGCCTCAAGCCGCACCCAAGGCGAATAGATCTCGTTCAGATGGAAGCCCGCTGTCCCGTTGAACGGCGCATCCGCGATCCAGCGGCCCTTGGAGATTGCCGCCCAACGGGTCTCATCCTTCCAAGCGGCGTCGCAGTCCGCGCAGTGGTAGCGCGCGGTTTCAGGGCGATGGCCGCCGTTCTCATCCTTGTCCCATTTCACCTGTCCCCAGGTTAGCAACTGTTCTGCGCCACACGCCGGGCACGGCACCCAATACCGGCGCTGGTCACTCTCCTCGAACGCCGCCTCGATCCTGCTGGCACCTTTGTTCGTCGGCGTCGAGACCAGCACGATCTTGCGGTTCCAGAACGTCACCGTCCGCTTTTTCGCGAGGTTGACCGGGTCGCCCTCGGCCCCCGCGCTGAATGGATAGCGATCGACCTCGTCGCACAAGAGGAGCCGGATCGGACGGCTTGCCAGCCCCGAGGGCGCGTTGGCGCCCACAATTGTCAGATGCCCTCCCGGAAACCGCTTGTGCAGTATCTTGTTGTTGCCATCCCGCGAGCGCGGATCGGCGATCTTGCCCTGCAGGCAGGGCGTGTCGCGCGCCATTGGCGAAAATCGGTCCTTCGACCAGGTCTCCGCGTCCCGCTCGGTCGGCATTACCACCATTATTGGCGCCGGGTCCTGGTCGATGTGGTAGCCGACGCAGTTGTTGACCACTTCCGTCTTGCCCACCTGTGAACTGGACATGATGACCACCGTTTCGGTGGCCGCATCCGAGACCGCCTCCATGATCCCGCGCTGATATTCGGCACGGCTCGTACGCCACTGGCCCGGCTCGGCGCTGGCTTCAGAGCTCAATCGTCTGTTCTGGTCCGCCCAGTCACTGATCGTCAGGTCCGGCGGCGGTTTCAGCACCGCCAGGGCTTTCGCCACCGTCCGCTTCAGGATCGGTGACCCCTGCAGATTGAGCGCACTCCGCGAGGTCAATGTTAGCTTCAAGTTCAATGTCTGGCTGCGCGAGATCATCGAGCACCTCGCGGATGGCGGCGCGGATCAGGTTCCGGGTGTCTCCGACGGTTGATTGTTCAAAGGCTTGTGGTGCTAGCCGGTCAGGCAGGGCCAGCAGTCGGGTGCGCAAGAGCGCCAGCACCGCAATCCAGGCCGCTTCGATCTGTTCGGCCGCGATAAGCGAGCGGCGCTTTTCTTCGGCTTCCATTTCAGCGAGGTCTGCCCGCGCCCGGATGAACCTCGCGCGTTCCGCGGCATAATCTGGCGCACCCGCCTGCGCCTTCAGCGCCTGGTCGCGCAAGTACCGGACATAGCCACGCACAGACCCGATCAAATCATACTGGCCGCGTTCAGCCTTCGGGATAACACCTTCGCGGCTCAGTTGCTGTACCCGCCGTTCCGAAAGGTCGAGCAGCCGCGCGATCACGCCTATGGGTTGGGTCGCCGATGACATTCGCAGACCTCGAGAGTGCAATTAACTATATGGAATTGCGTCGAATTCACTGGATAAGCCTGGCCACTAGAGCGAAGCTCACGACAACAGAAAACGCATTCAGGACGCCTCCAGATGAGCCACCGCCCGACAGCCCAAGACGCGTTCATCGCCAAGAAGGCCGCGATCGACACGATGCTCGCGCGGCTACAGGCGCTGAGCGACGATCACTTCGACACCCACCCCGACGAGGTTCATTGGGGCCATGTCGGCAACCTTGACTACTATGCCGAGCTCCTGAAGCGCATCACCGACAGCGCCTTCAAGGAAGGCGAGCACGCAGAGTGAACCCCATGGAAACCACCAGCATTCGCTTCCCCATCCGAAACCTGCCCGAGCATTTTGACCGCAGCCGCATCACTGTCGTCCTTGAGGAGATCGAAATGGCATTGATGGACGATGGCGGCGTTTACGGCAGAACCTTTGCCGACAGCTTCACCATCACGGTGGAGGTACCAACCCATCAGCTGATGGATACGGCAAGCTGCCTGAAAGGCCTCGGTCTGATCTAACTGCGTGGCTCGGCAACGCGGAAGGACTCAAAGAGCCGCCGCAGAGCGAACGATCGGAGCAGGCTGACGATCGTAAAGATCCCGCCCATCGCAAGATTTTCTCCCAACGTTGTTTGCAGCCCAAAGACCGGAAAGATCAGAATCTGCGTCACAACCGCGACGCCATAGCCGACGATCACATTGGTGATAGCCTCGATCAAAGACATGAGGCGCGACTGTTTCATGCAGCCTCGCGCTCAGATTTAAGGGCATCGAACGTCTGCTCGCCACCTTCAAGAATGGCCTGCTTGCCTGTAAATTTCTGCCAGCGCGCAACCGCCACATCAACGTAAGCCGGATTCAACTCGATGCCGTAGCAGACGCGGCCCGTGGTCTCGGCCGCGATCAGCGTGGTGCCCGATCCCATGAAGGGCTCATAGACCGCTTGGCCCGGGCTTGAATTGTTCAGGATTGGCCGGCGCATGCACTCGACCGGCTTCTGCGTGCCGTGGACGGTTTTCTCGTCCTGATCCTTGTTGGCAATCTGCCAAAGCGTAGTCTGCTTGCGATCACCTGCCCAATGACCCTTGCCGGATTTGCGCACGGCATACCAAGCTGGCTCATGTTGCCAATGGTAATCACCGCGGCTCAGAACTAGCCGATCCTTGGCCCAGATGATCTGTGAGCGGATGGTGAAGCCCGCGACCTCGAGGCTTTCCGCCACGGTCGCTGCGTGCAGCGCACCATGCCAGACATAGGCGACATCGCCGGGGAACAGGGCCCAGGCCTCGCGCCAATCGGCCCGATCATCGTTCAGCACCTTGCCGGTGCGTTTCGTCTTGGCCGCCCCTGCCTGGTTACGCCAGCTCGGGTCGTATTCCACGCCATAGGGTGGATCGGTCACCATCAGCAGCGGTTTGACCGTGCCAAGCAGACGCTCGACATCCGTGGCAACGGTGCTGTCACCGCAGAGCAGCCGGTGATTGCCGAGAAGCCAGAGATCGCCCGGGCGGCTGATCGGCTCCTCCGGGGTGTCGGGAATGTCGTCTTCACCCTCCTGCGGACCGGTGCCTTCCTCGAGGCTCGACATCAGCGCCGTCAACTCATCGTCGGTGAAACCTGTCAGCCCAAGGTCAAAATCCACCTCCAGCAGGTCGGCCAGTTCAAGGTTCAGCAGGTCCTTGTCCCACTCGGCATTCTCGCTGGAGCGGTTATCCATGATCCGGAAGGCGCGGGCCTGGCTGATGGTCAGCCCTTTGGCGACATGCACCGGCGCGGTCTTGAAGCCGAGCTTGCGGGCCGCTTCCAGCCGCGTGTGCCCGGCGAGCACCACCATCGCCTCATCCACGACGATGGGCTGGCGCCAGCCGAATTCCTGGATCGAGGCCGCGACCGTCGCGATTGCCTGCTCGTTGCGCCGCGGGTTGCGCGCATAGGGAATGATCTGCTCCAGCGGCAGGTCGACGACGTCCATGGTGATGTCCTTGGAATGCCCGAAAGCGAAATGGGGTCGGATCCCCATTTCGGTTCAGGCGGGTTGTGTCAGACCATCAGGCCTTTGTTTTGTTGGGGTTCGCCTCAAAGCGAAACGAAACGGGTATTTTCAGGGGTGTCACTGGGAAACCCTCGGGCCTCGCCCCCCCGAATACGGTTACAAACAGGAGGGACCCGTTCATTTTCAATGGGTTACACGGTGCAACATTTTGAATGGAGACAGTTTTTTCGGAAAACCGGTCACCATTTGCACCGCTTCGAACCACCCAAATCCATCACAAAAACGGGGAGAGACGTCTTCGCAACGCACTCTCCCCATCATGCCTTTCAGATAGCACGGATTTGTTGCAATTGTCGAAAGGAAAAGTGTTGCAACACTTTATGCAGCGGCAGCATTGAGCCGCGCCGCAATCTTGGTCAACGCGAGCTTGTGCTGCCGCCAAGCGGTGCTGCGATCAACGCCCAATTCGTAGGTGATCTCCTTCCAGGGACGGCGGGCCGCTCGCCACCAGATCA